GACCCCGATAAGGGTCTGTATGTGGTCGGCCAGGAGTCCATCGTGCTGTCTGGCCCTGGGGTGCTGGAGGCCAAGCTGACCAAGACAATGCCAGAGGATGTTCCCCACCTGGCCCGTGGCCCGATCCAGCTGCAGGGCCAGATGCTGGTGACCGGCCACCGCTGGGGCGCTGTTTGCGTGCTGTACCAGGGCATCGAGCTGCGGGTGTTTCTCTTCGCGCCCCATCACGATACCCAGAAGGAGATCGTTAAGGCGGTGGTGACCTTTGAGCACAAGCTGCATACCTACCGCGAGAGCGGGGCCATTGACTGGTATCCACCCGCGAGCAGCAAAGAGCTTGATCGGATCTACCCCATGGCCGCTGACCGTGAGGAGCTCCAGCTGCCGCCAAACGTAGAGGATCTGGCCAGGGGCATCCTGGAAAACAAGGCAGCCATCAGAGCAGCCGAGGCCAGCATCGAGACCGCAGAGAAGCTGATCAAGCAGCAGCTGGGTCAAGCCGAGCGTGGCCGGGCAGGGCAGTACACCATCAGCTGGCCAATGCGCAACTACAAGGCGGCAGCCGAGCGCCTTGTGCCTGCCAAGGAAGCCTACAGCATTAGGCAGTCCAGCCTCTCAATCAGGGAGTTGCTATGAATGAGCGCTCAGATGATTGGTGGGATGAGTACCACGAAGACCAACACCGCAGGCAGCTGCACGGCAGGCTGATGCAGCTGCCGCCTGGCCACCCTGATGCTGGCGATCTTGAGGATGCATTGGAGGACGGCAATGAACCTGCCTGATCGCCCGGCCATCAGAGCCGCATACGAAGCAGCCGTTGTCGCGCTGCTGAACACCATTCACGCGCCCAAGCGCAGTGAGACCGCAGAGGAGCAGGCCGAGGCGTTCGTAGACGCAATGGCCGTGCTGATCTTTACCACCATGAAAACATACACCGAAGAGGAAGCAAATGAGCGCACTGACCACCACTAACAGGGGCTTCGCCCCAGCCACCCTCACCGAGGCAATCCAGTTCTCTGACATGCTGGCCAGCTCCAGCATGGTGCCCAAGGCATATCAGGGTAAACCCCAGGACATCCTGGTGTGCGTGCAATGGGGCTATGAGATGGGGCTGGCACCCATGCAGGCCTTGCAGAACATCGCTGTGATCAACGGCAAGCCCAGCGTCTACGGTGATGCGGCCATGGCCCTGGTGCAGGCCAGCTCGGTCTGCGAGGATGTCGAGGAATACTTTGAGGCCGAGGGCACGCCCAACCCGGTGGCCGTTTGCGTGGCCAAGCGCAAGGGGCGCAAGCCAGTGACCGCCAAGTTCTCAGTCGAGGACGCCAAGCGTGCCGGGTTGTGGGGCAAGGGTGGCCCATGGTCTGCCTACCCCAAGCGGATGATGCAGATGCGAGCTCGCGGGTTCGCGCTGCGCGATGCGTTTCCTGATGTGCTCAAAGGTCTGATCACCGCCGAGGAGGCCCAGGACTATCCAGACGAAGCCAAGCCACGGCCAGCCAAGGACATCACGCCACGCAACCCGCTCGACCGAGTGGCAGCGCCAGCGATCCCGGTGCAGACCAGCGACCCAGCTGTGATTGCGGCTGTCTTTGCTGCTGACCAAGAAGCCATTGATGTGAACAGGCTGATCGCCGAGGCAACAGCTGCCGACATCGAAGTGATCGACATTCCCGAGGTCGCTGTCACAGAGGAGACAGTGGTTGTTGCAGAAACGCAACAGCCAGATCTGGTGCCGAGTGAAGACAATGAGCCTTGGGTGCCCGAGCCAATCCCAGTGGGAGATGGCTTCGCGGTGTATGTGCCTGGCAAGACCACGCCCACCAGCGTGCATGCCAACCTGGACGAATGGCAAGACGCCTATGAGGACATGGCCGACAAGATTGCCAGGGCAGGCAAGCGGCCAGCACGCGACCGCATGACCATCTTGCGCGAGTTCAAAGAGGTCAACAATGAAATGCTGCAGCGTGTCGATACGGTCAAGCGTGTGCGCCACACAGCAGCGTACAGCAAGCGCTTGGCGGCGCTGGGGGCAGCTCAGTGACTCAGCAAGGCCAGCGCCTGATTGGTGTGCAAGATGCGGTCATCCAGACCAATCGTGCCGCCGTTGATTTTCTTGGTGAGCGCCAAGTTGTTGCCAGACTCAGCCAAAGCGTTAAGTTTTTGGGTGTCCCAGAACCACCCGGCAGTCATGGCAGCGTACTGGGGGGTGGCCACAAGGTCTGGCTCCATGATGAAGTCCATGCCAAGCGCTTTGCCTGCGTGAAAATAGTTTGCTGACCCAGTCAGCTGGATGCAACCACGACCGCGAAAACGAAAACCATCACCAGAATCCTCGTCCCGATTGCCCATGCGGTTGCCATAAATGCGGTTTGCAATTTTCTTTGGTTGTCGTTCATATGCAGCAGCCTCTTCAGGCGTGAAGCCCCATGTGCGCCTGGGGGTGCGGGGGAATAGCTTGAGCAGTGTTGCTGCTCTGTAGTTGAGGTTTTCTTCCAGCACCCTGAAGTTGGCGCTCTCATGGCCACACTGACCAATGAATGCAGCTTGCTGGCGAGGCGTCAGGATATTGAAGCGCTCAAATGTTGCATTCAGCGCATCAACCCACTGAGGGCCAATGTGCAACTTCTGGAGTTGATCAGCGTTGAGCATTGATGATGTTCCTCATGTTGTCGTATGCGTCGATGCACGCATTTAATTGGTTGATCGCCTTGTCCCCATCGGCTGCGATCTGCGCAATCAGTTGGAGGGTTTGGCGCTCGGACTCGCTGGCACCAGTATCTGGGTCAGGCGCTCGGTCAGGTTGGCTTGGCGCTTGGTGGATATTTCCGCTGGCAGCGGGGGCACTTGGGGCGGTTTGTGGACAACTTGGGGCGGGGAGGCGCACCCTGCCAGCAGCGATGAGGCGATTAAGATCAGTTTGCTTTTGAGAGACAACATCATTGGCCTTTCGTAGTTCTGTTTCTTTGTCACTGACAGCCTTGGCCATCTCTTGTTCTTTGGCTCTCGCCTCTTCATTCTTCTTGGCGATCTCAAGCTGCATCTCGGTGTCACGGTCGCCCCAGCCATTGCTGTAGCCGTACTTGTAGAACCCTCCCATCGCCAGCACGGCTACCAGGGCCAGCGTTGGGTACAGGGTCATTGGGCTAATGTTGCTTCCTTGCGAGCCGCTGCAATTTCTGCACGGTCTTCTTCAGGCTCTTGATGATCTGGGGGTGTTGTAGGTGGTGGGCCGGGTGTCCACGTTTCATCCAGCTCTGGATTCTTGTAACCCATCCAGTTGAAGTCAGGCATCGATACCGTAGTTGATGGGGCGCAATAAGCCTGGGGTGCTGCGTTGGTGGTTTGCGTTGCTGTGTTGGTGGCCACAGCCGAGTTGGTTGGCTGCGGAGCTTTGCTTGTCATGCCACTGACCGCACGCTTGCCCACAATGCCGCCGATACCGCCCACAATCAGCAGCACAATGTCGTTGAGCATCTTGGTGTATGCCGCATCAATGGGGGCCATTGACTTGATCGGCTGCGTCACAAAGGTCACTGAGTACAGCAGCGCAAAAACAATGCCAGCAAGGATCAGTGTGATCATCACGACCACAAAGCCCCACACCCTAACCTCGAGCTCTTCAGCGGTCAGCTTTGGTGTCGGTGGGTTGTTTAGTTTGATCAATTTGCTTCTCCAAGATGGGGGCTACCAGATACTCAGGACATTGCTGTGTGAATAAGCACTTGGGTTTGACACAATCAGGCTTGTGGAAGTTGTCAGGGTTTTGGCATGGGTATCGGTATCTGTCTTCACAACCGACTAGCGCCAACAAAGACAAAACTAGCAGTGCAGTTTTCATATGCCTAGCTTCTCCAAAAAAGCCTTGATGATTCGATCAGCGATATCAACAGGCAAGAATCGGAGCGACTGGAACCCGACCCAGACAAACGCCAAGTAGCAGTTGATCTTGAGCCACTGGTCAAGACCTTCCATGAACACTTGCAATGTGTCCTTGCGCATGTCATTTTCCGCACCCGTAATCAGAGCAGTAGAAGATCAATTCAAGGACACCCCAAAAAATAAAGATTGCGATGACCGAAACCAATGTGATGGCAATGGTCAACTCGATCACCTCTTTGCGCCTCTTGGATGCGTTGAGCGCACGCGCAGCTTCGCGCCTTTGCTCGGCCACATCTTCTTTGTTCATTTCCATCACACGCTGCTGGATGCTGTTCCAAACGTCCATGTTGTTGGTGGAAAAGAACATGCCCTTGAGTTGTTCCTCAAAGTCCCTCTGAGCTTTCAGCGCCAGCTCAATCTCAATGGCCTTGCCCATGTTGGAGCCGCCAGCCTTTTTGGCTTCGTTGGCTGCCTTGGTGGCTGTGTGCTTGGCGTCAAAGTACTTGCCAATCAGGGGGCCAAGGCTTGCCACATCATCAACCGTGGCTGATGCCTTCTTGATCATGTTGACCGCAGCGCTAACTGCGGCCATTGCGCTGATCGGGTCGATCACAATCAGCCCTTCCAGTGCCCGGCGATCCAAGACACTGCAGCCCCAACACCCGAGGCGATGGTCATGCCGACCCAGAAACCCCCTTTGGATTTGTTGGCCAGCTCAAGCAGCTCGGTGATCTGGCCTTCCATCTTGTCAATTTTTTTGTCCATGTTCTGCACGCGCTCCCAGAGCACGCCATAACGAACAGGATCGATTTCACCTGGCTCCATATCAGACCTCAATATGATGGATACCACTTGTCTGTGGTTTTGTCGTATGTCATAAACAAAGCCCGGCTGACCACGCCAGTGGTAGCAAGTGCAATGTTTCCGCTTGTGCCTGTAGACCACAGCCCAGTTGGAATCAGGATAAGTTGACCGCCACCAATCATCTGAGGTGGGACTGTGATCGTGTTGATTGTTGTGGTGCCGCTAACAAACACCACAGGTGTTGACGGTTGTATCGTGGCTGCGCTTGCCAGCGTAGGTGCTGGGTTGGGGTTCGCCACAATTCCGACGTAGTCCCTGAAAGCCAACACCCCCAGGTCTTGGTTGGTCGGCACTTGGTTTGGTTTGTTTCCGATCAGGCTTGGCATGGTTATCCCCAGACTCGCATTGGTGTTGCAGGTTGAACTTTGAACGGCTCAATGATTGAGGCGTCCTCGCCATCAACCAGGCGCACATTTACATGCCAGCCTGGGATTGCTTGCTCGTCTTTGTAGATCACGCCGATGGTGTCTATGTTGGCGAAGTTAGGCTTGTCTTCGGTGTACAGCACTGCATTTGCAGAGGCTTCGTCAGGGAATGATAAGTAGTAATCCATGTTTGTTTCCTTAGACGGTGGTCATGCTTTGTATTTCTGCATTGGTGACACGCAGAGGGTAGTAGGCCAGCTTTGCAATATGCTGAGAGCCAATGCCTGTCCCAGCTAAAGATCCAATTTCTGCTCGGTCTACAACAGGCACAGTTCCAGCAGTATCAGTTCCTACAGTTCCGCTATTTCTTGAAACTGCAAAATCATTTACTTTGTAAACGCCAGCAATTTTGTAGCTTGTTCCAAGAACCATTGCCCCAGTTACTAAGCTGGCTTGAGTTACGGTTGATGCTGTTACCCCGAATCCAGGTTGTGTTCCTGAAGAAGGGTAACGCAGTCCAGCAAAGTTGGCTGTACTGTTATCGCTTGCCAAGAATATATTTTTGTTGCCGCCAAAGTTTGCAAACATCGGTCTAAATTGAGCGTAGAAAGTGCCTTCGTTTTGGTTGTACCAAGTGCTGAAGT